CCATCGAGCTCTTGCGCGCCCACGCCGACAGCGAGTACGGCTGCCCGGCCGTGACCGGCACCGCGTCGGTGCCGTCGCCCGACAGCTCGATCACCATGGGCGACGTCGTGTTCGGCGCCACCACGTGCCGCTGGAAGTACGGCCCGTCGTCCGGCCCGCCGACCAGCAGGTGCTGGTCGGACATGGTGCCGCCGTTGGTCGTCATCGTCGCGCCCGACAGCGATGGGTCGTCCAGCAGCGTCTGCTCGTCCGCGTCGATCGTCTGCACGTGCTCCCAGTCCCACGCCGCGCCCGGGATCGTGTCCACCAGCAGCAGCCGCGCGTCGGCCGCGTCGAACCGCAACGTGACCCGCGCCGCCCCACGGTTGGACCGCTCCCACACCACGTCCGCCACACGCGGCCGACCACGCACCGCGTACGGCCCCAGGTACACCCGCTCCTGCTCGGTCGCGTCCGGGTTGTGGCAGTCGGTGAACAACACCAGCGTGGCCCCGGTGCAGTTGCGGGACCACTCCTCGGTCAGCCGCGACACCTTCTGCCGCACCGACGGGCACCCCGGGCACCCGTCGTTCTTCACGATGACCTGCAGCGTGATCTGCCTCGGCTCGTAGTAGTCCGCGAACTGCACCACGCCATCGCGCTGCGCGAACGCCACATCCCCGGACCGCACCGGCGGCACACCCAGCCCGTCCGGCGGCGCCACCAGGCACCCCAGGGGCTCAGTCGGCAGGTACGGCACTATCTCGTCGCCGCCCTCGAGGCTGATCCCCATCTCCTGCGGTAGCTCGATCGAACCGCCCCGACCGTCCTTCCACATCGCCACGCCCCACGCGCCGCTGTTCCCGGTCACCTCGCCACACCCCCGATCGTCTCGCGACGCGCCTGCGTCGCGTACCGGACGTTCCAGTTGATCTCCTGCAGTCGGCCGCCGCTGGTCGTCGGACCGTTGAAGATCTGCGTGATGCTGACGCCGTCGTTGGCCGGTGAAGCGACCGGCGCCGTCCGGCGCGCAGCGCCCTGCCCGACCGACTGCGTCACCGCACCGTCAGGCGCCAGCGGCGCCAGCGCGTTCTGCATCGCCCGCGCGGGCAGGTTGACGTTCGTCTGGATGCCGTCCGCGACCATCTGCGCGATCGTCGCGCCGGAGATGTCCGGCGACCCCGACCCCGACAGCGGACCGACCTTCGCCGGGGAGAACGGCAGGTACGAACGGATCGTCCCGGCCAGCCGCGACGCCGCACCGGCGAGCCTGCTGATCTGCGACGTGATGCCGTCGATCAGGCCCTGCACGACGTTCTTCCCGGCCTGCAGCAGCAGGCTGCCCAGGTTGCCAACCGCGTTCTTGATCCGGCCCGGCAGCTCACGGAAGAAGCTGACGACCCGCGTCACACCACGGCCCGCGATCGTGCCCAGCCGGTTAGCCCCGGAGGTGAACAGGTTGCCCGCCGAGGTCCACAACGCCTTGACGTAGTTCACGACGTTCGAACGCAGGTTCGTGAACCCACGCACCACGCTCGCCACCCACCGCGTCACACCCGTGATGACCTTCGCCTGCGCCTGCACGAACGACGTCACGATCCCGTTCCACCACGCCGCCACGGCAGCGAGCGCCTGGTCGCCGCCGTTGCGGAAGTAGAGCTGGATCGCTTCCCACAGGTAGGCGACCAGGCCCTCCAGGATCGACACGACGCCGTCAGCGACCTGCACCAGCCCGTCCCACGCCTTCGACCAGTCCCCGGTGAACACCCCGGTCAGGAACGTCAGCAGGCCGCCGAGGATCTCGAACACCCCACCGAGCACGTCCACGACGAGGTTGATGGCGTTGACGACCTGCGCACCGAAGATCTCCAGGAAGATGCCCAGCAGCGGCTGCAGCAGCGTGAACAGTTCCGTCACGGCGGGGGACAGGTTCGCGGTGAACAGGGCGCCGAGCTCGGCCAGCGCCGGACCGAGGGCGCCCACGATCGTCTCGACCAGCGGCGCGAGCGCCTGCACCAGACCGACGATCAGCGACGCCACCAGACCGATGACCGGCGCGAGCCCGGTCAGCGCCGTACCGAGCGTCTCACCGAGCGTCGTCGCCACCGGCAGCAGCGCGTCACGAAGCAGGTTGACCTGCGGGATCAGTTCCCCGAACACCGCGAAGATGCCCGAGAAGATCGGTCCGATGATGCCGCCCAGGTCGCTGATCGCGTCCCCGGTCTGGTTCACCAGGTCGAAGAACTGCGCCAGCCCGGCCTGCGCCCCGGCGGTCTGCACGAACGCCGCGAGCTGCCCCGTCGACTCCCGCAGGATCGACAGCAGCTCGGCGCCGACACCGGCCCCGGCACCGAACACCGTAACGAGCGTCGACCCGACGTTGCCCAGCAGGCCGAGCAGGTCGCCCATGACGATGTTGGCCTGCTCGAGGAACGCCGTCAGCCGCCCCGACTCGTTGATGCCCTGCGCCCACGACGCGAACCGTGCCCCGACGTCGCTGATCGCCTCCGCGACGTCGCGCGCCGGGCCACCAGCCCCAACGAAGATCTCCAGCAGGCCCCGGCCGAACGCGCCGATCCCCGGCAGCAGCGCGGCCAGGGTCCCGTTCAGGTCGGAGATGATCCTGTCGAGCTGCGACACGAACGTCTCCGACTGCGCGAACTGCGCGAACCCCTGGATCGCCTGGTTCAGCACCCCGGCCGTACCGACGAGCTGCTGCTGCAGCACCGGCAGGATCGCCCCGGAGATGCCCTCGAGCTGTGACGCGACCCCGGCGAACGTCGCCTCCTGGATGCTGCCCTGCAGGTCCGACCACGCCGGGCCGAGCGCCCCGAGCTGCTCCACGACGCTGCGGGCGGCCGGGGCCAGGCCCTCCATCGCCTGCGTGAGCTTCTCCTGCGTCGCCTCGCTGACCGCGCCCGTGGCGGCCAGCTCCTCCTGTGCGGCCGACTGCGCCGCCAGAGCATCGGTCAGGCCCCGGGACGCCACGACGGCGGTCACTGCGCCCAGGCCGAGCGCGCCGAGCGACCCACCGGCGCTGATCGCGGACCCGGCTGCCAGGCCCAGCGCACCGGTGACCGCGACCGCGCCCGCCGCGATGCCGCCAAGCGCCGGACCGACCGGCACGACGGCCCCCAGGAGGCCGGTGATCCCGGCCGCGAGCTTCGCCGCGCTGAACTGCAGCTCGTTGAACGTGCGAATGCTGCGGTCGCCGCCGCCGCCACCGATACCGCGCGACAGACCGGTACCGAACCCCCGGCCTGCCTGCTCACCGGCAGCCACGAACCGTCCACGGGTGTCCCGCAGGCGGCCGTTCACGTCCCGGGTGAACCCGTCCATCCCTTCGGCGCCGCCACGTTCGAACCCGTTGGCGATGCCGGAGGAGATGCTGCCCCCGATCTGGTCACCGATGATCGACCCGGCACGACCGGCGGAGGCCAGGCGTGACCCCTGCCGGACCTCGTCCCGGATCGACTCGGCGATGTCGTTGTCGGTGACGTCGATGTTCACCGGTACGCGGACGACCATCTCAGCCCACCGCCCCCTGCTGCACCGTCGTGGGCGTCGTGAAGTACGCCTCGTTCATGACGTCGGTGTCCCACGACGTCCCCTTCAGCGAGCCCCTGTACCCCTTGGGCGGGACTTCGAACACGCCACGGTCCTTCATGGCCTGGGCCTCGTCCTTCCCCTCAACGAGCCAGTGGAAGATCAGGTCGCACAGTTCGCGACCAGTCAGTTCTGCGAAACGGATTCCTGCGGCGAGGGCGCGGCCGGACGGGTGTTCTTCCAGGGCTGCCGCGAGGCACCGCTGGAAGACGTAGTAGGGCGGCCGGTGTCCTTCTCGTTCAGGAGCTGGAAGAGCTTCACGAGGTGCTCCTCGTCCAGCACGTCGTCGTCGTCGGCCAGGCGCTCCTCGATGTGGTGCCAGGCGTCGCGGCCGAACCCGACGGCGAGCCAGTCGAGCATGCCCTCGACCTCCTCGGCGGCGGCCTTCAGCGGGTCCAGGCCCTTGAGCTTGCGTTGCGCGCGCAGCAGGCGCCCCAGGCGCGGGTACGTGAAGTCGTACGGCCCCTCGGCGTCGTGCTGCGCCGTGCGGCCGGGCAGGTACACCTCCTCGTCCGCGAACGCGTCCTGCACCCGATCCTCAGCGTTGATGGTGATAGCCATCGGTTCCCCTACCTTCCTATCTGATGGTCACGTTGATGTCGACGTCGCGGGTACTGACCCGCGACATCTCGGCCTCCAGCAGCGGCCGCAGGCCCTTGTAGTTGCGCACCCACCGCACCGGGTGACGCGCACCGGGCCACCACATGAACCGCTTGCCCCACCGCGAGTACCCCTGCGCGTCACGGAACGCCGGGATCACCCCCGGGTTGCCACGCGGCGACACGACCGTCGCCATGCCAGCCCCGGCCTCGACGTACATCTCAGCGGCGGCCTGACGTCCCGCCGGATGCCCGGACAGCCGTGGACGGGCACGCCGAATGGTCGCCTCGCCTACCTCGCGGGCGACCTCCTGGCGGATCTGACGGACGACGTCACCTACACCGGTGACAGGCCCACTACCGCGTACCCGGATCCTCACTGGCTGCCCCTTCGGCAACCGGCTCGTCCTCCGGCGTATCCAGTCGTCCACCCTCACGGGCAGGCTGGGGCATGCGGGCAAGGGCATCGAGCTGCACGGCGGCAGCGTCGCGGATCTGGTTCCGCGTCATGTCGTCAGTGACCTCGAGGCCGAGGTACTCGGTCGCGTACGCCACCCACTGTTTGCGCGCAGCGTTCCCACGCGGCGGGTCCGGGATCGCGACCGGCTCGACGGTCGGCACGTCGTCGACCAGCACCTCGTCAGCGAGCTCGTCGACCGGCTCGAGCACGGGCGCCGCGTCCGGCACGACGCCCTGCGCCTGCACCGGCACGTCCTGGGCACGTACACGCCCCGTGGACGCGTCCTCAGCGTCCCCCTGGGCATCCGTGACACCCGGCACCGGAAGGCCCGTCACACGGGCGCGCTCGGCACGCTCGGACAGCACCCGCTGGTACTCCTCACGCACCCGCGCCTGGTCGGCCGCGACCTCCTCCGACGTCACCTTCGACGCACGACCGGACGACAGCATCGCCAGCGCCACACGACGCGGCAGGGTCTGGATCCCCCGACGGGTACGGACCGTCATCGCCTCAGCAGCAGGCATCGATCCTCCCCGTGATCGTCCAGGCCCCACCCACGCAGTCCTGCGGGCCGAGCGGTGTCCAGTTCTGCAGCACGATACTTGCCTCCTTCAGACGTCGCGGCCTGGACGGACAGCACGACAGCGCGTACCGAATGCCGTCGGCGTCCATCGCCTGACGGATCGCGTCCTGCTGCACGTCCTCGACCGGCGGGAACGGGTTCGTGTCGTCGTCACGCATCTTCGCCGCGCACCGCACCGCACCGATCTGCGCGGTGAACTGGAACGCCTGACACCCGCCGTTGCCAGCGTCCGACGACCCGGCCAGGCGGGTGATGCCCTGCAGCGCCGCCCAGAGCTGCCCGTCGCCGCCGTCCCCGCACGACGTCGAGCACGAGTCCCACGGCACCTCCAGGCCGGGGTACACCGCCACACGGCAGAACGGCGGCAGCGGACACCCGCCGTCCGACTCGTCAGCGGTCAGCAGCTCCAGCACGTCCGACAGCAGCTCCAGGACCCGCATCGCGCCCGGCCGGTGCACGACGAACCCGCCCGACTCCTCAGCCTGCACGGTCACGAACTACCCCCCGCACAGTCACCCGGACGCGGCCACGTCTGCTCCGTCGGCGCCGGGGCGTCCGGCGAGAGGATCGACGGCGTCGCCGCGCCGACGAACCGCGACTGCTCGATCCATGCGTCGATCTCCCAGATCCCCGTCCGCAGCATGCCGAGGTTCTCGAACCGGTCGTTGAACCCCAGCGTCACCCCCTGCCGGGTGATCGTCTGCAGCCGACGCGGCAACTGGCAGTCGTCCCGCTTCAGGCACGACTTCAGGAACTCGCACATCAGCAGCCCGGTCGCCCAGTCGCCGCCGTC